TTATAATCGCTTTACTTCCTGAAGCCGGGCTTTGATACGTTTCTGATCTAATTTTGTGTAATACTTTTTAAGTGTCCGGATATCAGTATTAGATATCAGACTGAGATCTTCAAGGGAAACACCATCATTTACCATGTCTGAAATAAACGTTGCCTTTAATTTGTGCAGGCCATATCTATTATCAAGCTTCAAAGTTTCCTGTACTTTGGTAAAGAAATGCAAACTGCTGTTATTAACATAAGGGAATATTTTACCCTTTGGCTTCTTCCCCATCCCCTCAAGTAATTCTTTTAATAGCGGAGTCATTGGGAATTCAAATTCTTTTCCCTGGACTTTAATATTTCTAAAAATAATATTTTCCTGTTGCCAATTGATATCTTCCCAGCGCAATGCCAGAGCTGAACTTATTCTAATGCCGGTGTTGTAAATAAAATAGATTACGTCATATTGCTGTTTGTTGGTTTTCTTTAGTTCATCAAGGATCTTCTTCATATCATCAACAAAGATTGGCCGTGGTTCTTTATCCTCCTGAGGTACCGTGCTCATTATATTTGCAGAAATATATTTTTTAGTAACCAAGTACTCAAATAATGCATGAAGAGCCCGGGTATACATACTCTTTGAATTTTTCTTAAGACCGGTGCGGAGTAATATTTTTTCTTTTTCTCCGGTTTTATCGTTCTTCTTAATGAGGTAAACTGGAAGCTGGTTGAAATGGTTAATCAATTTGGTATAATCTTGTTCGTTATATTCATGTAAATATTTCCTGCCGGCAGCTTCTTCAAGATGATGTACCGAATATTTATAAATTGACCGGGTACCAGGTTGAAGATCTTCTGAAACATAATAGTCTTCCAGGATATCCTGAAATGTAAGCTGTGGTCTGAGATCTTTGATCTTTACTTTATCATCAACCAGAATGTACTTATAATCGCCTGCCTTGAGCTTTCTATTGACTTCCCTAAGTGCCTGCTGGGTAGCTTTGATCTTCAGGGATTTGCGGACCGTGAATCTTTTGTTCTTATCATAATATTTTAGATAAAGATATCCGTTATATGTTTCGATGGTGGCCATAGCTATTCAAAGGCCTCCCTCACACTAATAACTTTCCCAATATCATCTAAATAAAATATCTGATTTTCGATAACATATCCATTAAAGCTATTTCTAGCACGGTATTTATGACGTACATAAAATCTATGGGGGGTTGCATGCCCTATCCCCATATCAAACACCTTGCTCCAGTTTATTGGATCATAACTTTTGGGATCTTTGAGATTTGTTTCTAAGTATTGTTCAACTTCATATACGGATCCATCAACTGATGAATTATATACTCCGGGTTTCGTTTCATCTGTGGAATTATCATTCTTGGAGGAGGAAATTATACTTACTAAAATAACAAAGCAAATAACACTTACTGCAATGATTAAACTTATTCTATTTTTCTTTTTTACGATATTATTATAATCTTGTACAAGAGTAGGCGAGCAATAAGGACAATGGGTCCAAGTATTTAATATGTTTTGTTTACAAATGGGACATTGATGCATGTCAGAATATTCCATATTACTTTTTCCCCTTTTTGATATATGTCTTATTACCATGGGAATTGATATAATATTTCCCTCCTCGAGGTCCTGTCTGAATAGTATTATCTGAAACGCCGGTATTTGTTTTACTATCTTTTTTTTCAGTCTTCACAGAACTTTTTGAATGCTGCCAACAATAATCTGTTCCTGCAATCGCATTCCTGGTACACTGGGATCCTTTCTTTGTTATTGCTTTACACTGAGTACTTGATACCTCTTTCTTTATTTCTGTTGTTTTATTTTCATCTGTATTTGGAGCTGTCAGATGAATATTCGATATCATATTATGCTGAGCTTCAATTTGATCATGAAGCTGGCCATATTTATCTGAGAGGTCTTCATAGTTTTGCTGTATAGTTTTAACCTCAGATCTTAGATATTCAACTTCTCCTGTAGAAGCGCATGAGATTAGAAAAGAGAGTGATAAAACAAATGTCCATAGTATAGATTTGTTCATATAAACCTCAGTTAGTAATGTTTCTTTAAAAAAATTAGATATTCAAGAGTCCACAATGTATTAAACATTATATTATTACAATGATTTAGCTGCTAAGGCTAAAAAAATGATTATGGCCGCCGCCATGCCGATGTATAACGCATAATATTCCGGAGTTTCATGTTCAAGTTTAATATACCTTCCATCACTGAATTTAATTTTGTCTATATCTATATCAGATATTTTAACCTCTCCTGAATCTGTGTATATTTTATAATAACCCCAATAACCCTTACCAATGGTACCTGCCTTCCAGGTATCATCCATTAAAAAAATTGTATCTTTTTGTGAAAACGTAAACCCGCTGTAAACAATGAGAAATAGGAAAATATATTTCATAATCCCTCGATAAGTTTTAAAAGAATGAAATATCTCTATAAGAAAAAATTAATACTTACAACCCGATAACATACCTGGATATCTTCTTTCTTGACTAACCTAACTCCGTATTCATGATTATCAGATGTCAATTTTATATAGACCTCATCCAGGTTATGATATCTTTTGATAAGTTGAGATCCATCCCGGAGTTTTACTACCACAAGACAACCATCTGTTATAGGTATGCTGATATCAACTAATACAATATCACCATCTCTTAAGGTTGTCTCCATACTTTTCCCGGAAACTCTCAGAGCGAAACAAGTATGATCTTGTTTGTCATAAGCAAAGACTGCCTTTTCGTCATAATGTACATGTTCTAACATAGCTGGCTCACCTGCATAAACCGTTGCCAATAATGGATACTCTCTAACCAGGAGAGCATCTTGTAATTTTAATCCATCCTGAAGTAATTTATCAAAACGTTCCTGAGTCATTGGATTTGGCTCATATTTAATATCATCAGGATCTGAATCTTCAATCTTAATATTTAGTGATTCCTCAAGTAATCGAATTGTTGTTTGATTTGGCCTTTCAGTTTCACCTCTACGCAATCTATGAATAGTTGGCTGGGTAATGCCAGAGAGTTGGGCTAATTGCATTTCAGAAATTCTCCGCGCTCTCATAATATCGTTAATAAATTCTTGCCAATTCATAGTAATACAAAATAATGCATTCATAACCGCCTTAAAAGTAATATTTTATAAGATTTATATACATTATTATACATTTCTACTTGACAAAGAAAATAAAATGTATATATTTGCATAAGTATTTATTAAAATGATAGAGACAATGGTCAAAATAGCCGAACATAGCGCACAAATTTACGGAGTAAGAGGGCTTGCACTCTCTATTCCTAAAGTCTTTTCCTCAGATAATGGGCTCGAAAAAGGAGATCCTGTTGAAATCTTCCGGGACACAATCGATGGGAAAGATGTACTGATACTGATCCCAAAAGATAAATCAAAAGAACCTAAGCAAAGCTAAATCACATGTGATATGAAAAACTATTATAAACCATATCAAAATTAATTACGGAAGTATGGAATGACTGAAGTACAGAATTTGAATCAGAAATACCAGGAAGAACTCAAAGCAATGATTGCTGCAGTGAAACTGGCACATCCGGAAATCTCTGATGCTTTTATAGCTAGGAAACTTAAAATGACTCCCCAGGCATTTAGTTATGCCATGAACATCTCTACAAACTTCTCTATTGGCTTCTATGAGGAAGTAAAAGATCTGTTAAGAAAAGAAAATTTAATCCGTGAACCTTCCCAGGCATGGAAGGACCTGAACTCTTCCTGTAGAGAAATTGAAGTTACGCTATTTCATCAACTGGAGCTGCTGAACTTAAAAGTATCGGAAATAGGAGAAGATGAAAAATTCACAGAAGAAGAAAGGCCTCAGATGATCGCTGTACTTGAGATAATAAAAAACTCTATCTGTAGCAAGCTTGATAAAATGATAAAAGAGATTAAGGAAGGATAATATGGATGGGTTAACATTACTGGAAAAGAAGCAGATGGAAATCTTCCAAAAGGAAGTCAGAAGAATATTAAGGTTAAGCTCTGAGCGGGATCTTTATAATTATAATCAGGCATCTTTCCGGTTGAATGTTAGCAGAAATACTTTTGAAGAGAAATTTATTAAAACCGGTTTACTCGTTTTTGTTGAGATACGCGGTGAGAGATGGATAGCCAAAAAAGATATTGACAAAATGGTTGAATCAACAGACAGATATGTACACAGGGATTCGTTACGAAGGAAGATAGCTGATGCAGGATGATCTTAGTAAAAGAGCATGGAGAGAACTTCAATTATCCTTTATCGAAACCTTTAGTAAATTAGATGAAGCTGAAGAATTGAAATTATCTGAATTATTAGCCAATGCTAATAAGAATAATCAACCTCAAGGCATCATTAGAGAGACAATAAATTCACCAATTAATAAACAAAACACGGAGAATAAATGAACGAAGAACAAAATGGAACTGCTGCAAGCAAAGTTGAATTGCCAGAAAACATTAAACCGGTTAACGGCTTAAAAGACAATTACCTGATACTAGATCAATATGGTAATCAACATGAGATGGTGGAAATACCCACATTCCTTTGTGCAATGGGGAATACTTTTCATCCACATCCCGCCTTCATTGTCGATGGAAAATTAAGAAGAATATTTATTGGAAAATATCAGGCTTCAATTCTTGATGGTAAATATGTTATTCAAAAGAACGGCATGGTCGCTCATTCAATCAACTTCGATAATTCAAACCAGGCATGCAATGATCTGAATAACGGATCCTCAATAACAGGGTTCCATCTTATTTCAAATACAGAATGGGCAGTTCTTACCATAATTTCCCATCAGGTGATGAATGGAGTCAGGGTCCAGGGAAATAATCGCTATGGTAAAGACTTCTCATCTAAAACTATTATGGGGATGCATGAACCGTATCAAAAAGAATTCAAAGATAATTGTTTTCCGGCTAGATGGCTTGCCGGGTCTGGAGGAATTGTAACTTCGCACAACGGAAATGAATCCGGGATATATGATTTGAATGGGAATATTTTGGAATGGGTCAAAGGCTTACGCCTGAATGACGGCGAAATAAACATTATCCCTGACAATAACTCCGCTATTTCTTTAATCGATGTTTCTAAATCAAGTTCACAATGGAAAGCAATACTTGAAGACGGAACTTTGGTAGAACCAGGTACGGAAGGCGCTTTGAAATTTGATGATGAAGGAAGAATATCAAAATTTACCAAAAGAAACTGGAGCGGCCACATTTTCAAAGATACAATATGCGCTGATGATGTTTCCCCTGATTGTGCCGGTGTTGAACTACTAAAGAAGCTGACCATATTCCCATCGGTAACAGGACCTCATGACGATTATTTCTGGTTTGATACTAATGGTGAGTCTATTCCGCTCCGCGGCGGCTATTGGAACGATGGTGCCGGTGCCGGGCTTCGTGCCCTGAACCTCTACGGTGGACGAGGAGGTGCGAACGGCCACATCGGCTTCCGGGTCGCTTTTGTTCTTTGATCTGGTTACTGTCCTCTGGTGTTCTGTTTTTAATTTTATTGATTGGTAAATATTAAAAGTTTCTTAATCTGCAAACAAACGGAGTCATTATGGAAAACTTACTATATATCCTGGGAGTATTTGGACTTCTACTCTTCTCCAATTTAATTACTTACCACAAAGCAAAAGAGATTACTACTAAAAAGATTTATGATTCATTAACCAATACTGAAGAGGAATAATATGTTTACCATGGGAATTATCTTCGTCACTTCTTTACTTGCCCTAGGAATGAATTTAGTTTATAAGGCAGGTTATCTTAAAGGCTCACTGCAGAATAATAATAAGCTGTTCAAAGAAAATCAGGATCTTGAAAAGAAGATCAGGGTTATGCTGGAAAAGTGGAATGTGTTACTTAATAAGAAGAATAACCTGGTAATGGAAAATGAGGATCTGAAGTCTAGCCTATATAAGATATCCTCAATTGAATTCCCGATCAATGCCGGGTTATTGGATGATGCAAAAAGAAGAAAGATATACCGGGATTATATTAATTCAGTTACTAAAGTTCATTGGGTAGAACCGTTAAAAGAATCAACCTCAGGTATGAATATAATTCTTAACAGACAAAACTAATGACATCCTTTGAGCTAAATAGAACAGAACTCAGGGCCGTCCGGGATAATGCAACAGAATTATCCAAGGCAATCAATCAAACTAATTGGAAACGTGCACTGCTGAATCTGGCAGATGCTGCAGATACACTTGATGCTATTCTCTCGAGAGCTGACTTAAATGGAATAAGTCTCAAAGGAAAGAAGATCCATAAACTATTAAAAGACCAAGTTGATGACAATAAACCTGGTACAGTGGAGCCAGTACATGCATAAACGCGGAGTAGAGCAAATGGCAGCTCGCTGGGCTCATAACCCGGAGGTTGTAGGTTCAAGTCCTGCCTCCGCTACTAGTTTTCTAAACAATTTAATGAGGATTCAATGAAGAAAGAAAGGGTTACTAAAAGCAAAACCGGAAAGAAAGGGGAAGTCACGAGAGTAATTGATGAAGGAGAATATAAACTTATCTCAATGGATGATATTTATCCATCACCATCTAATCCAAGAACTAATTTTAACCAGGTAGAAGTTGATGAAATTGCTTCTTCTATTAAACAGGTTGGAATAATCAGTCCTGTTACTGTCAGAGAGAAAAAGCTAGGAAAGAAGCATTATGAATTAGTTGTTGGAGGTAAAAGATATCGTTCTGCTATTGTTGCTGAATTAAAGCTGATGCCTTGTGTAATAAAGCTGCTAACCGATCAGGAAGTACTCGAGATCCAGATAATTGAAAATCTCCATAGATCTGATGTTCATCCCCTTGATGAAGCAAATGGGTATCAGTCCTTAATTAAAAACAACAAATATGATATCCAATCTCTGGTTCAAAAGTTTGGTAAATCTGATTTCTATATTTATCAAAGATTAAAACTACTTGATCTTATTGCTCCAATTAAAAAACTCTTCTATGAAGACACTATAATTCTTGGTCATGCAATATTACTTGCCAGGCTTCAACCCACAGACCAAAAGAAAACCCTCGATGAATTGAAAGATTACAGGGGTAATTTATCAAACGATAATATTCAGTCACCTTCAAGATTAAGACAATGGATTGAAGGTAATATAATGATGGATCTCCATAAAGTCAGTTTCAAGAAAGATGATGCTAACCTGGTGCCAGCTGCAGGAGCTTGTACGGATTGTTCAAAGAGAACCGGTTATAATAAGTATCTCTTCCCGGAATTAGATAAAAAGGATTTCTGTACCGATCCTGAATGCTTCAAGAAAAAGCTTTCTACACATGCCAATAATATAATTAAGTCATATAAGGATAATAATATCGAATTGGTGAAAGTCAGTGAAAATTATTCCGGAAATAATAAAGAACTCCTCTATGAAAACAACTATGAAAAAGCGACTGGTAGTAAATGTGATTGTAGTAAAAAAGCTATTATTTGTGACGGCACTGAAACTGGAAAGATAATCGATATCTGTACTGATAAGAGCTGCAAGGTTCATCATCCTTATTATTCCTCTTCTTCAGGAGGCAATAAACCTACCCCGGATGAAAGATACAAAAGAAGAATTGAGATTATCAGTCAACCTGAGTGCATGGAGGTCATAAAACAATCCTGCGTTAACCTGGTTAAAGATGATGAAATATTTATAAATGATATAGAATTGCTGATTAAAACCTGTATGCGTGGTTTTATGATGCTGGAATCATCAAGAAGGGATTATTTAGTCAAGGAAGTGCTGCAGATAGATCTTACTAAATATGAAAAGATGCAGAGCATGGAAAAGGTTCAGGAATTATATGATTATGAATTTCAGGATTATCATCTTGATGATGCTGAACTTGGCTTCCTTGATTTTGTATCTGACCATACCACTGAAATCAATCTCCTTAAAAGGATACAGTGGTTAATTATCATATTCTCAGAGGCCAGATTGAATATTGAAGGCATCCTGAAAGATGAAAACACTACCATCCTTCTTAATAATCTTAAAAAGCTTATTGATGTTGATAAAATCAAAAAAGAAGTAGCTGTTGAATATGATGCCAAACGTGCAAAAACAAAGAAAGGATTCTTCAAAAATAACGGCTATGATCCGGACCTGGGAAAGAAAGAATCCGATATCCGGAATAAATGCATGTTTTCTCTGGGGGATGATCTCTATTGCAAACGTGAGAATGCAATAAATCTTTCAAATCTTATTGCCAAACATCCTGAAGTAGGGTTTAGCAATCATGATTTAATATATAACATAAATTTTGGTAATGCTCAGATCTGTTTCAGAAAAGTAACTGCAAAAGATAAATTCCACATAGATGGATTTTCTTTGGATGATTTACCTCTTGTACCCGTGGAAAATATAAAAGATAATATTGGTGGATGCAGGGAGACAATTGATAAGGCCATAGAAAAATTATTAAAAGCTTATTCTGCTGATAAACCGGCTAAAGAGAAGAAAGTCTCCGGGAAGAAGAAAGCGGTGAAGAAATGAATAGGCAGGAATCAATTGCTTCCTGCCCATTAACCTGGCCGGAGGGATATAAACGAACTCAATACAGGAAAGATTCAAGATTTGCACGGGATCTGACGATTGCCTTAGCAGCTGACAACCTGGAGAACGAACTTAATTTGTTAGGAGCGAAGAATCCCATACTCAGTACAAATATTCCACAGAAGCTTGCCGGTGGACCAAGATCCGGATTTAACCCAGGTGATCCAGGAGTTGCAGTCTATTTCAAGAGAAAAGATAAAAATGTTGTATTGGCCTGTGATAAATACAGGAGAGTTCAAGATAACATACATGCAATAGTAAGGACAATTAACTCTTTAAGGCAAATAGATAGGGATGGAGTTTCTGATTTTCTTGAACGCGCTTTTACCGGATTCACTGCTATTGCTGAGAATGCCGGTCCTTCTAATGGTGCATGGTGGCAGATCCTTGAATTATCAGAGAACTGCACTTATGAAGAAGCTGAAGCATCATGGAAACAATTATCAAAGAAACATCATCCCGATCTGGGTGATGATTCAGGCTATATCTATTTAATCAATGATGCCTGGGAGAGAGCAAAGAAAGAATTTTCACTAAAAGGAAGTTAATAGTCATGGTACAGTTTACTAAAATCAAAAGAACAAATACCGGCATCGAGCTGCATTACCGGGTAAAGAAAGCTGATAACAAATATGATATCCTTTCCCTGGTATGTCCCGAGAATCCACTTCCTTCATTTATCCAGGCCTTTATGGATTTAAGGAGACATCTTTTACTTATCTGTGAGATTCCTATTGATAAAGAAATTATTGAAAGATCACACGTAAAAGGAGCCACTTTAACCTATTCAGGTGATGATGATATCCTGGGAGCTGTAATATCCGGGATATTGAAGCTAATGCATTCCAACTCTCCATTGGTCCTAAATACTCCTCATAAGAATACAGATTATCCGGGTGACATGGGAGACCCTAAGACTTTAATGGATGAAGATTGTGCCGATGCTTTAGAGACTCTTATAACTGAAGCTGAAAAATACTTGAATGGAGATCGGGCTCAGGAAGAATTATTCCCTGAGGAGCCAGCTAAGGCTGAAACTGAGGAAGAAAAAGATAAAGCTCAGATGGAACTGGAACTCAAGAAAGTCCCTATTGAAGACAGAATAATTGTAAAACTCGTTCTTTGTGAGAAATACTTTGATGAAACTCCATCCCATGATATAGTAAGTAGCTGGACAGAGAAACAGAAGCTGCAGGTTTATGCCTGGTTAACCAATATAAAAGAAACCGGCAAATATTTTCCAATTCCTAAAGTAGTTAAACAATATTGTAAACTTGAAGGACCTGTAAAGGATGATGAATAATGGCTATTAGAATTATCAAAGAATTTCAGGAGATACTGGATAAGAACCTGGAGACAAAAGAAGGTAAGATAATAACTGAAGAAGCTGCAGGAAAGATTTTAGATCACCTGGTAGAAAAGAAACTTATTAAACTTAAAAAGATCAGGACCTATAATGGTTCTGATATTATAAATCATTTTGCTGATTAAATAAAAAGGAAACAATAAATGAATGCTAAAATAATTCTATTCCCATTGCTATTGGCATTATTGCTATGTCTAGGAATATTGTTAAACGAAGGATGCTCTCCTAAACAGTATGACTTTGCAAGAATAAACCAGATTGATACAATGTGTGACAAATACATTGACACAATGGAAGTTTATAAATCAAGAACTGATTTTCACGGTCAAAGAATATATGCAGAATGTCAATCATTTATGATGTTGTTGAGGGCAGATAGGGATTATCTATTAAACCATCCAGAATATCTAGAAATTAAATAAAAAGGAAACATTAAATGAAAAATTGGATCATAAAAAAACTAAGATTATTACTGAATTTTATATTCACTCCTGTAACACTTGCTATATCAAAACAGGGACTTGAACAGAATTTAACACTTTCAAACATTGAAGATAAAGTTTATGAGCTTCAAAAAGCTTTTTATGGGACCAAAGAGAAGATAGATCCGGAGACAAATAAGATAATATCTCTGAGACAGTATGGAGTTCTTGAGATTATAAATGAAATAAAGAGGAAATCAATATTCCCGCTGCTGATAACTTCTAAAGGAAAGATATTCCCGCTGCTTACCAGGTCACTTGAATTTGAATGTAATTATCGATTTGACAGTCAACAAATCATATATAACATCCTGATAGATCGGGTTGCTGTTGATTCTTTCATTCTAAACCTCAAAGAAGGCTTCATGAAAGAAGATCATCCGGATATTGATGTATTTACCTGGGCAAGATCTCTTTTGATGCAACCAAAGGTTATATCCACTCCAGGGATGAAGGATAGAAGTGTCTGTGATGCCATTGCTGCAAGAATGACATCCTTCTTTGCTGAAATGCTGTCTACTACAGACACAATATTCCACCATGAATTACAAACTATCTGCCATGCTTCTTTCTTAGGCTATATGAGGGAATTAAGAGACCGTGAGATCGAAAATCAGAAGGAAGAGGCTGAAAAGTTGAAAGAGAAAGAAGCTGCTGATAAAGTAGCACTCGCTGCTGATAATACAGTGGATGAATCAATTGCAATTAACGAATCAAGTTAGGAATTATGAATAGTCACCATTCTTTCGAAAAGAAATTAGCATGTAAAGTAGGTATCGAAAAATCACTACTCTTAGGTAGAATTCAATTCTTTGTAGAATATAATCAACAGAATATGAAAAATTACAGAGATGGGAATTACTGGATGTATGATAGTAGTTCCGCTCTACAAGAAGTTTATCCGTATCTCAATGCAAGTTCTATCAGAAGATGGATGGTGGACCTTGAAAAGGAAGGGTGGATAGAATCAGGTAACTTCAATAGAAGAGCTAATGATCTTACAAAATGGTATACAATGGGTAAAAAATTCATCAATTATCTTAAAGAAGAGGGTGATAAATTACCTGATCAAAATGATCAGCCAACTTTGTCACATGATCAAAATAGCCTTTTTGATGAAGAATTAGCCGCTCAAAATGATCAGGTAAATGAGTTACCTGATCAAAATGAACGGCCGGCCGCTCAAAATGATCAATCCATTGCTCAAAATGATCAGCCATTACCTATTATAGCCTATAGCAAACCTAATGTAGCAGTAGAAGAAGAAAAGAAACCGGTCCCTGCTCCTCCCGGATCTGTTGAGAAAGAAATCCCGGATCTGGATTCAGAAATCGGAAAGCTTTTCATAACCTACTTTTCAAAGACTCCCCATTTCTCCCTGGTGGATGATATCAAGAAAACGATTGTTATGGATCAATCGGATAGAACCAATGCAGAAAACCTTAGAATTGCCCGGGATGCCTTTGCACAGGCAACCAGGCAGGATAAATGCACTGTTGCCTATGTGCTCAAAACGATTGAGGGTATGAAGCGCGATATAGCCACCAAGAAAGAAAAAGATGAAGCTTTGAAGAAAAAAGAGGAAATACAGGTAATGGCCAGTAATACCAACCCTAACAAGTGGAAGGGTACATTTAACGATATTACCGGCGGAAAGAATAAATATCTTGATGAACCCACTGCAGAGCCTATCAAAAAGATTCCAGTAATTGACAAAGACTCAGAGGAATACAAACGAAAGAAAAAAGAATTTGAACAGGAATTGAGTGAGGCAATAGGTGAGTAGAAACAAGACTTGTGAATGCGGCCAGGAGATCTTCTTTCTGAAGACATCCAAAGGAAAGTTTATCCCGATCAATGTAGAATCATTGAAAGCTCCAGAGAGAGAAGATCTGCTTAATGGAATGGAAAGGCTATATGATTCAACACGGCATATTACACATTTCTCGACATGCCCGATTGCAAAGAAGTTTAGGAAGTAATATAAAGGAAAGCCACTATGAAACAGTACTACACATACTGCAGGGAATGTAAAGCGGAGATAGTATTCATAAGAAATAAAGAAGGAAAGAATATTCCGGTCAATAAATCATACTTAAATATCGAAGAGAGGAGGTCTTTAGCGATGGGTTTAATCATTCCTTATGAAGCACTATCAATGCAGAAACACTTTGATACTTGTCCTAAGAATCGTGATCAGAGAAAGTCAACCAATTATATGAGATACTAAAATGTCTAACAATATCCGGGATGGTTACAAATCGATATTTGTAGATCTGGGTAAACAGATTGATAATGCAAGTGTTAGTGCAATGAATAGAGCCGCTTCATCTGCCATTACTGCAGCCAGTGCACTGATCAGAGAGCGGTACAAGATAAGAAAACAAGATCTTGACTTAAGGTTTAAGATCGTACGTAAAGCAGATAAGAACTACCCAGTAGTTACAATCAAGATAACTAAAGGTGATATCGCTTTATACAAGTTCAATGCCACCCAGATGGGTCATGCAGGTAGACCTGCATTATATACTAAGTCAGGTAGATTGAAGAAGAACCCAAAGACTGGAGGGAACGGTAAGTGGGGTGTCAAGGCAGAAGTTGAAGTAGGTAAGAGAGTAGTCTATCGGAGTAATGATGGATCAAGAGGATCCTTCGTCCAGACTATGAAGAGTGGACATGTCGGAGTATTCATTCGTAAATCTAATGAGAAAGGTTCAGGGATCAAAGAAATGTTTGGTGTTGACATTACCAAACTTATCGATCCTAAGTCAGGCAACAGTATGGTAATAAAGGAAATGACTGATGTATTCTACAATGTATATGATGAAAGGTTAGCGCATGAACTGTCAAGAGTATAGTCAGTACTGTCTCATAGTGGGACGGGCAATGGGTCCTTCCCGGAGTATGTTTAAATGGGTGCGGTTCGAGCCCAAACTCTTTCGACTTTTTTGCGAAAATAACATGAATTCTATTCTTTTTAATTTCAAGGTAACATGAAAAAGCAAAATCCAAAGCAGATTGTGAATAAGATAATAGCTCAGAGACCGGTTAAATGGCGGGACTTAGAGTGGTTACAGATTGAAAACTTAAAAGATATTCCGGAAGAGAACTTTGAAAAACTAAAGAACTCACTCCAGGTAAACAATTTCATTCAACCATTTAATGTTTGGGAACAGAGATCGGGTCTTTACTCAAAGATCTGGATACTCGATGGCCGGTCCCGCAAAAAAGCAATGATGGAACTGGAAGAAGGCGGAGTTAAGATCCCGGAGAAGCTGCCGGCTAATTTTATCCAGTGTAAGAATAGAAAAGAAGCTGCAAAATTAGTTTTAGTCTATTCATCTCTCTATGCTAAGATCACCCAGGATGGATTAAAAGAGTTTATGGATATAAATAAACTGCTGCTTAAAGACATTGACCAGGAGATGGATCTGGGCTTTGATCTATCTCTGCTGTCAGCTGACAATCCGGATGTGGACCAATTAGAAAAACAAAAGAACATTTCAGATATCTATATCATCATTGGGGAGTACCGGCTTCTTCTGGAAAGAAAGGTCTATTTGAAATGGATGTCAGAGTTAAAACAGAAAGAAGGTGAAGATAAGATTGCCATCCTGAAGGAAATAAAAAGAAGATTAAGAATTAATTAAATATGAAAGGTATAAAAGCAATATGGACTGAAGAGTTAATTGATTTATTGAAGAGTCTATACTTCGAAAAGACAGAAAGAGAACTGGCTGAAATAATTGGACTCAGTAGATGTGCTGTTAAAAATCAGATAAAAAGATTAGGGTTAAGACTTCCTGCAGATATTTATGAAGCAAGAATGAAGAGTACTCAATGGAGTAAGGATCATTTAGGTTTCAGGTGTCCTAAAGGTGTTCATCTTTCCCCGGGATCTGAATTCAAGAAAGGAATTGTTCCTAAAAATACTCTTTATGATGGCTGTATTCGAGTAAGGAATACTCATAGTATACCATATAAATGGATTCGGGTATCTCAGGGACACTGGAGAGAGCTGCATAAAGTTATTTGGGAAAAGAAATATGGGGATGTACCGGAGGGGATGATTATTATTTTTAAGAATAAAGATAGTATGGATGTTAGAATTGGTAATCTCAAACTCATAACCATGGCTCAGAATCTTAAAAGAAACAGGCCAGAGGATATTCATACGAATATGGAATATAGATACAGATCTGATAAATGGGTGAGTAGTTATTTAATCCGGGACAAAAAAGTAAGGAAGGAAATACTTAAAAATCACCCAGAGATAATTGAAATTAAACGGAATCAACTTATACTAAATAGAAAAATAAAGGAAACAGAGAGATGTCGGAACCATTAGTTACACTTAGAAATACTCTTTGCCAGAGGCAGGGGAAAACTTTCTTATATAAAACCCGGGAACATAAAATTAATAATTTCAGGATCACTGAGGACAAGTGCTATATATCCACTAGCATAGATCTTATCGTTCTGGATTATTCTGAGGCTGAAAAGATTATCAGATCAGAATTCCTTCCTGTTGACGCTATTGAAATAGTTGCAGTTGGTGAGTCAATGACATTAAAGAAATTAAAAGAAAGTAACATCATTGCTACACTGCAGGAGAATATTGAAAAACTTAAACTCAGTAAGGAATTTATTAACCAGGCTAAGGCTATCAATGGTACCGTAAATACCATGCTTAACATTGTTAGGACTGAAATTCTATTTAAGAAGAATGGTAAATGAAAGTAAAATATCAATATATCCATTTTGTTAAAGCTGAAAAGAATAAAAAAGAGCATTGGGAAGTTTACAATAACCGGACCGGCTCTTTACTTGCTTACATAATATGGTACCCATCCTGGAAACAATGGGTAACAACTCAGGCTCAGGAGCAAATAATCTTTAGTGATTCCTGTTTTCTCGACATAATTGATTTCAAGAAACAATTGGAGCCACCTAAATGATAAAAAATGAGCATCCTATATTATTCAGTACTCCCATGGTAAAGGCTATTTTAGAAGGGAGAAAAACTCAGACCAGGAGAACTGTGAAACCTCAACCTGATGACAGTGGACTATGGAATCATTCAGAATTCCCAATGTCAATCGACAGTAATTTAGAAGGATGGCATGGGACTGTAGACGAAACAGGAGAAAATAAAAGGTTCAAATGCAAATACGGAAAACCGGGCAGCATACTTTGGACGAGGGAGACATTTACGCGGGACGAGAACGGGCATATTGGCTATAAAGCATCTCCTGAAACATGGAGAACAAAAGAGAACGGGTTTAATGATGGAACAAACTGGATAAATTGGCAATGGACACCTTCAATCTTTATGCCCCGCTCAGCTTCACGCATAGATTTACTGGTAAAAGATATCCGGATAGAAAGATTACAGGACATAACAGAGGAAGATGCAATCAAAGAAGGAACCCCAATTCCAGTAAGCGAAGAAAATAATGTGTTAATGCCACTAAACGGGAAATACTTTCCAACCGATTATTTCAAACCAGTGGACAAAACAAATTATAACCGTGCTTTTTACGGGGTTTTATGGGATGAAATAAACGGCAAAACATATCCCTGGAATTCTAATCCATGGGTTTGGGTAATTGAATTTGAGAAAATTAAAAATGAGTAGAAACATTCACTGGTCCATGGCTGATATCGAAAAGATTCAAAAGAAAGGAGGTCTGCTTGCTGTACAGAAGCATATATTAAAAGGATTTGAGGAAGCTGCTGTAATTAATGCCAGGCATATTGCAACAAAGAAAATATTTGATTATCCGGGAAGGATATTTAATGCTCTTAAGGTCCTTAAAATAGCTGCAGTCCGTGAATATAGATTCCTTCATGATCGCAGATTCAAATTTGATATTGCTATTCCGGAGAAGAAGATCTGTATTGAATTTGAAGGTGGAATCTATTCAAAAGGAAGACATACCAGGGGGAAAGGATTTGCCAGGGATGCAAAGAAATACAATCTGGCCGTTATCCATGGATGGAAGTTATTAAGATGTACTACTGCAGATGTTAAAGAATTTAACTGGGAATTCAGAGCTGCAGATGAAATTAAAAAATTGATTGAAGGAAAGATATGAGAGTAATAATACTTGATCTGGATTATTCATTAGTAATGAATCCTAAAGAATGTCCCGGAATCGAGGATATTAAACTTGAGAAATATGACAGGAGAATAACTAATCAATTCTCTGATCATGATAAGGTTTATCTGTATTCCAATAGATCTAATCGTTTTGAATATCAAATAATAACCCAACTTAGACAACAATTATATTGGGTACCTACGCTTTCTTTTTTTAATAATGATTCGATGGAATTAGCACAATGTATTGATCGAGATATTGTTAAAGACTCAGGCTCCTCGTTTTCAACTGAAATGAAGAAATATAATACCAAACAATTTATTATGTCCATGAACCTGGATTTGAGCGTTTACATTGCAATTGAGGCTGACAAAAAAACAAGAGAGATGTATAATGAACTCGGAATAAAAGCTATCACCAAGGAAGAATTCTTAGGCATTTGATTATATGGCTGATGCGAAATATGCTACTTCAAAGCAGATCGGCGATCTCCTGAATGTCACTCAATATGATATAAAGAAACTCGTTAAAGCCGGCATGCCTAAACTAGGACAGAATAAATTCAATGCTGTCGAGTGTACCAGGTGGTATATAAATTATCTTAAAGAGAACATGGAGTTTGGGACCATAAAAGACATGGCATTGATGATTGATAAAACAGAAAGATATGTTAACAAGCTAGTAGCTGAGAAGAACTTCCCGGGCAAAGTGGCCCATGGTAAGTATAACCGGGTTACTTTCCTGCATGCATATTTAAATTTTAAGGATCTACTGATTAAAGATGCCAAGACCGGTGGGGAAAATAAAACTGATGCTCAGGCAAGACTTGCAAATATAAATGCAAATCTAAAAGAGATTGAATGGCAGAAGGAGCTGAAGAACTTCGTACCGGTGAAACCACTTGTTTTCAATTTAACTAATCTATTTGTAAAATTTTCAAAAAACATAGATGGATTTCCATACAGAATAATTAATAAACTATACGCTGCTTCTAAATCAAAGCCCGATATGTTGATCATACTAAAAGAAACGTCACATACATTAAAACAGGAATTATCACGAACTCACCTGGATGTAATTATCCAGGAGTCTTCAGAAACTAAAAATTAATAAATTGACATATATCCAGGAACAAACAAACAAACAAGGGTTCATTATCCCGGAAGGAATAGTCCAGGGAATATTGGAAGATATTGTATCTACCATACTTACTCAGTTAACACCGGCTCAGAAGATAAAGGTAAGTGAATGGGCAAAGAAATACAGATATCTCTCTCCGGAGGATACCGACAATTTTGGTTTATGGTCCAATGTTGGTTTTGAATACCTGGATGAACCTATGGATTGCCTACTGGATCCATATATCCGGAAGATTTCAATAATGAAATCTGCTCAGACAGGTTTTACCCAGGCAATGCTTAATATGATTGCATACCTGATCGACATGGATCCCGGGCCAATGCTCATCTGTTATCCTACTGAAAGTAATGCTATAAAATTTAGCAAAAGAAAACTAGAGCCCATGTTGCGCGATACTGAGCGGCTTCATGGGAAAGTCTCAGATCCAAAAACAAAGGATGGCTCAAATGCTACACTGGAAAAGACAATACCTGGTGGATTCCTTTCAATCGTTGGACTTGCCTCCCCCAATACTTTAACATCTCAATCCATTAAATATTTATTCATTGATGAGAAGGACCGTATTAAATGGGTTACAGGTGAGGAAGGAGATACGATAAATATTGTTGAGAAAAGATTAACCGGCTTTAATGAATCATACAAGAATATTAATATCTCAACTCCTACCACCAAGGGAAGATCCCGGATTGAATCTGATTATGAAAACTCTGATCAGAGGAAAAGACAAGTACCGTGCCCGCGCTGTAATCATTTCCAGGTTCTGGACTTCTGGAATCTTAAAGGATGGAGGATCGATAAAGGAGTTTATATCCCGGAGGAAACATATTATGAGTGCGAAGCCTGTAAAGCTCATCTTGATGAACGTGATAAATATAAAATGCTTCCTGATGGCCTCTGGATTAAAGATAAACCTGAGATCATTCATCATGCAGGATTCTATATCTCAGAATTATACTCAACACTCCGTACCTGGGAAGATCTCGTAAGAAGTTGGATCAGTAAGAAGAATAAACCTACAGAGAGGCAAACATTCTTTAATCTTGAGTTAGGTCTACCTTATGAAGATGTTGAATCGAAACCTCCAAATGAACTTGAACTTATGAACCGGTGTGAGGAATATACTTCAAAGAAGCTGCCTGAAGGTGTACTGGCTCTTGTAGGTTCTGCAGATATCCAGGGAGATCGTATTGAAGTCAAGATTAAGGGATTTGGAATGGAAGAAGAGAGCTGGCTGATCGATTATCAGATCTTCTATGGCAATCCAATGACTTTATATAATACGAGTACTGAGAATATATGGAGAAGAGTGGAATTATTCCTTGAAACCAAATATTTACATGAATCTGATGTTTATTTAAGATTATCTGCATTTGGTATCGATACTGGGTATGCAACCAAATATGCTCAGACCTTTGTTAAGAAAATGCAGAGGAAAGGAAATAAATTCATCTTTGCTCTGCAGGGAGATAATAAAGGAGGCAAACAAGGTATCACCGGAGCTCCATTACTTTCAAGACCATCACAAAAGAATAAACTTGGTGTCAGACAGTTCATGATCGGCACTGATACTGCAAAGAAAACCATCTTTAACAGGCTTAATATTGTTGAATTTGGCCCAGGATATATGCATTTCCCTAAAGGTACAACTGAGGAATATTTTAAGCAGCTGGCCTTATCTGAGAAATTAGTTAATGTTTATCAGAAAGGTGTAGTAGTCAGGAAGAATTGGGTAAAACAAAGAGCAAGGAATGAAGCTTTGGATCTTGAAGGTTATTGCCTATCTGCCCTGGAATATGCAAATATTAAAAACTGGGATATATTAAAACAGATGCTGCAGAATACTGCAGAGGAGAAAAAGAAAAACGCTGTCAATCAGGACGAAGAAGGCCCTAAAGAAAATAACTCAGGAGAAAATGAACCTAAGAAAATATTGCCTAAGAGGATAAAGATCAGGACCGGTAAGAATTTCGTAAACGATTATTAAATGAGATATTGAATTTTGTCTGATAATATAAAGCCAACAAAAATAGATATCCAACCTTACAGTGTTAAGGAAATATTGAAGCTGAATAAGAACGTTCAACCCTTTGTAAATAATTTAATTGAACATTATTTATCAGGTTCGATGGTTTCATTGACCGAGGAGAATAAAATTTGTTTGGAAGAAAAAAGCAAAGAATTGAATATGACACCTTCTGAAATTATTAATTTTATCCTTTCCAGATTCGAGATAACTCCACCGGAAAAAGTAAAGAAAATTAAGATCGAAGTTTCAAATGATCGAATTTCAATCAAAAAGGGGAAAAACTTTGTAACCGATTTTTAGCCTACCTTCAAAATCACAGGACTTTATCGTACTCATCTATATGCCCTTTCACCAAACCCCTATAAACAGGCACTAAAAAGTTACGAGGTAAAATGAGGTAAAACCTCGTGGATTAAACTTTCCCAATCAAATACATTCACACCATTGAAATTTTATTATTTAAATGATTTAATAAAAATGTAATGGCTGACGAAAAATCCCCCGATCAAATAGACCTCGATAATTTAAGAGCTGCATACTCAAGACTAGCCGGTAGAGAATTTACAGAAGTTCAACTCCCGGGTGGAAGAATATTCAAATATCGGGACCTTGCCGCTGTCAGAAAAGAAATTACCCGTCTTGAAATAAAACTTGGCCTTAGAAAACGCGTACCCAGAATATTGGAGAGCTATATATAATGGGAATGCAGACTAATGTCGATGTAGTCAGACCTTTTAATCCCCAATCACGTAAGATGAATACCAGGACATTTGATTCCGGTCAGATTGATCGTTTGGGTCAGATCTGGCAAGGTGGAGAAACCCATATCAATTGGGATCTCCGTATGGGATTACGTGTTATGCGTTCTGCATCCAGATACTTAGCTCAGAATGATCCTTATGGAAGAAAGTTCTTACGTACACTTCAAAAATATGTTATTGGACCTGAAGGATATACCCATCGTAACAAAGCTGCTGATTATATAACCGCTAATGGGCAAACAAAAAAGAAACTTGATACTACTGCAAACAGAATAATCCAGGATGGATTCTGGGACTGGTCAAAGAAAGATTATTGTTATGTAACCAAGGATATGAGTTTTGTTGAAGGTAATGGATTAGAAATAAAAACGATTGCCATGGATGGGGAGATCTTCATTAAAAAAGTTTATGAGAAAAAAACTGCTAATAAGTTTGGTATTACCTATCAACTGATTGAATCTGCTTATTGTGATGATCGGTTAAACAAGGTCCTTCCTAATGGTAATGTCATCACCATGGGGATTGAACATACACCGCTTAGAAAAGTAGTGGCCTATTGGTTTATCGAATATAGACCTGGAGATGATCTTTACGGATGGAATCCAAGAATGTACTACATAAGGATTCCTGCAGATCAGATAATTCATATTTACATGAAAGAATATGTTGGTCAGATGAGAGGCATCCCCTGGTGCGCTCCTGTTGCTACAAGACTTCATGTACTGAAAGGATTCCAGGAAGCCGCTTTAATGAATGCAAGATCTTCTGCAAGAAAAGCTAATGTTCTGAAACCTGCAAAGGGAGAGGACGTAGATCTTACGGCTGACTCCGTCTCCGGAGAATATGTAACCGAGGATGGTGGTGAAGAAATAATTGTAAAGTCAATCCAACCCGGGGAGACCTTTGTTGTACCTCAGGGATATGATTTTGATCAGTATAATCCTGTATGGCCCACCGGATCTGAAGGACCTTTCACGGATGCTATCTTAATGGGAGTCTCTTCCGGATGGGATATCGATTTTCCTACACTCTCATCAAACCTAACCGGTGTTAACTATACCAGTTCACGTCATGGTGCACTTGACTCACGTCTGGGATGGAAAGAACTGCAGAGATTCTTCCGTGAACATAGACTTGAACCAACTCATAAAGATTGGTTAGAATCTGCAATTCTCAATGAAGCCTTCCCGGTACTCCTCCCTCTTAGCAAATTTGACAAATTCAATCAACCGCTATTTCTCGGATACGTCCCTGAATGGGTTGACAAATACAAAGATGTTAAAGCTAAAATACTAGCCAGGGAAGGGCTTCTTGAGAATCTTGAGGAACAGTTAGCTGAGCAAGGAAAGGATATTGACGAATGGCTGGAAGCTGCTGCAGATATCAGAGAAAAAATATTAAGTAAGCTGGGTATAGATATAATGCTTCAACAGGTGAGTCTTGGTGGCGGCAATACAAATGAAGGTCCCGTGGATTCAACTAAGTCTGAGCTTACTGATGAAATGAGAGAAACGATTGAAGAGCTGGTCGAAGAGACAATGGATAATTATAAAAGTAATGGAAAACATTAAGGATTTATTTTAATGGAAAAACAACAACTTGAGTTTTTAGCATCCAGGGGATTAACATTTCGCGATACTCAGTTAAGATCTGATTCAATCAATTTGGATGAAAGATCTGTTGACTGCTCAATTGCAACTGAGAATCCGTCCCTGGTTATAGATTGGGACGAATGGGAAATAGTAAGGGAAATACTTCTTTGTGGTCCTGATAATGTAATTCTACCTGATAGCAAACAGGTCCCCTTATTAGAATCACATTTAAGAATAACAACTGAATATCTTAAAGGTTCTATACGTAGTCTTAATGTGGCCAATGCTGAAGTAGGTGGAAAAGCTTTTATATCCTCTATCGAAGAAGATATGTGGACCAAAATTAAGGAAAGACATTTAACAGATACTTCTGCCGGTTACAGAACATTCCCTCAATTCACTGCCAGAATCAGACCTAATGAAACAGGAATAATAGCAGGAAGAACTTTCACAAATAATTATGGTGATAATTTTAATCTTGTTATCCGTTCACGCTGGGAGCTGAAGGAAGGATCTGCTGTTGCAATTGGAGCTGATGCTAATTCAAAATTCAGATCCATGGCAATTGAAAAATTAAATAAAAGAGCTGAATGCGATCATAAAGAAACAAGAATGGTTTCTGATTGCTGTGGGGCCGAAATGAGTCAGGGAGATATCGACGAAGGTACATGCCCGGATTGTGGAAAAGATTGTAATCCGGTAGAACAATGTCGTTCGTGTGGAAAAGAAACGAAAAGAAATTCAGAACCTATTAATAAACGAAATTCTACAACTAAAACTAAGGAGCCAATCCTAATGGAAGAACCCGTAAAAAAAACACCTGAGGAGCTAGTGAAGGAAGACCGTGCAAGGTGCACGGAAATAAGGAAAACTGCAGAGAGATTCGTTGGCAGAGTTGCTAAAGTACAAGAAACCGCTGAGGATTACTGTGAAAACGGTAGAACCCTTGGTGATTTCTATGAATTCATTGTTAAGAATAATACCACTGGAGAAAGGACTGTTGCTACTCCGGTAACAGATCTTGACATGCCGGATAAAGATAAGAGAGGATACTCGATCTGGAACCTGGTACGTTCAGTGGTCGAAGGAGATCCTAAACTTGCTGCTCTGGAAATAGATGCTTCAAGACAGATATCCAAAAATCTTAATCAACCAACAAGATCTAATAATTCCTTCTTTATCGATTATGGTCATCTGAAAAGAGATATCACAATCGCTTCAGGAGAAAACATGTCAGGAACTGCTGGCAATTTAGTTGCCACTCAGTTGATGGCTGGAAATTTTGTTGATCTGCTTTATAATAAACTTTTATTCGGAAAAGCTCTTAATGTAATGCTTTTGTCTGGATTAGTCGGTTATGTTGACTTCCCACGCAAATCAGCTCATTCAACTGCTTACTGGATAGGTGAAAATGAAGCTGCTACAAAATCAAATATAGATTTTGGAAAATTCACTCTTACACCTCATACAGTTTCCGCTATCGTTCAATATTCCAGGTTAGCTGCTAAACAGACTACACCCGCAATGGAAGGAATTGTAATGATGGATATCTTAATGCAGATATCTCAGACAATCGATGCCGGTGTTATCCAGGGATCTGGCAACGGGAATCAACCTAAGGGAATTTTAGTACAGGATCATGTTAATACGGCTGATATTTCAAACTTCGTCTTTGGAACTGCAATTGATCTTGAAACAGTTCTTGAGGATTTGAATGTGAATACAGATAATCTTCCTTACATAATGACTCCGCTTATTAGAGGTCAATTAAAACAAAGGAAAATTGAAGCTGGCCAGACTGCAAAGATAATTGATAAAAATGAAATGGCTGGCCATGGGGTATTTGGTTCAAAGAACGTTCCCGCAAGTACAATTATGCATGGTGATCCTTCTGAAATCATTTTAGCTGACTGGGGAGTACTCGAAATACAAATCAACCGGTTAAACGATGACGGATCTATTAAAATAATCCCATTCTATGATGTGGATTATGGTTTGAAGAGACCTTCAAGCTGGGTATACGGTAGTAATTTCTCTTAATGTTTCTGATCTGTTAGTAATATAGGCAAAGCCCGGGGCCTTTATCCCGGGCAAAATATTTCTTTAACTAAACAACCTGAGAGGTTAAACTAAATGGCTAACAAAGAAAAACTCGTATCTGTGAAGTTCAAGAAGAGAGTTATGCTTTATGGCTCTGAGCGTAAAGTAGGTAGCACTTTGGACGGAGTTTCTGTTCATGACGCTAATCTTCTTGTTCATAACGAACAGGCTGAGATCTTTGTTCCTTCTGTCTCTAAAAAAGGAGATAAGGAATAATGAAACTCTATCTGTTTGTGCTGCTGTTCATTTCATTACTGGCTCTGTCCTTAAGTCCCCAGGTAAACGCCCAAACGTCATCCTGGAATAAAAATGCCAGTGTGAAATCTATTCAGACTGAAGGACAACTTTTTATGTTCTCAGGTACTATCGATAGTACTAAAGACACCCTAATCAGTACAAATTTATTTTTTGCTGATTATGACAGAGACACTAATCCGGGATTCACATTCAGTGGATTGCTGTCCGGAGGTACTGCTTCCCATCAGAAAGTAAGCATAGAGCTGCTAGGATCCAACACCTATGATGGTCACTACACCACGGTCGACACAATGCTTTATAAAGATAGTTCAATTACAACGATCTATAAAGAATTGACTCTTAATTCGAAGCATTATGCCTATTACAAAGTCCGATGTTTTGGGACCACAGGTAATGTACTGACTGATTTTGATTTTGGATTATATCTCTGGAAGAAGAACCACTAATGTTAGATTTTTCACAAGAAAATTTTAATACAGGAATGGAAGAGGAAGCGGTCTTAACAACCGCTTCCAAATCCGGTTCAATTATCATCAACTACTTTGCTGACTATGAAGATCAGACAATGGTTGATATGGGATTCGAAGATTACAAGAATATTATTGAAATGAAAGCCTCTGATTATGATAGTTATAAACCCCTGCAGAATAATACTCTCGTTTTAAGGGATGTAACCTGGAGACTTTCAGAAAAATACAGAACGGATTATGGAATAATCGTCTGGAGACTGAAACCTAATTTATCATGATATCTACTATAACAAATCTTACACGTGAACAGGCCATAGTTCTTTCATTGATTGAAGAACTAAAAGACATCAAGAAATTGAATGGATATAGGACCGATATCGGCTCTTTGGTAGATCACTGGAGAACTGAAAAGTTTGAGGCTGAAATACCTGAGGCAATTAACGTGAAAGATTATGATGCAACAAACCGGGAAGAAAGTGAAAACGGAGAAAGCCCTTCTCTCGAGGTAGTTATTGAGATTGGCTGCAATGCTAAAAAGGATCCCTGGAAATTCTGCACTGATGGAATCAGGGATGTTAAAATTCACCTGGGAGTGATTGAAAAAGAATTTAATGAAAAATTTAATTGTGAGCCTTTTGAATCCGTATCTCATGGAATATTGGATATGAATAAGGCTGATGGCCAGGGAGAGGCTCATGTTACTATTAAAATTAATTTCACAACTGACCGCTTCCTGGAAAAGGAAGAGAATTTTACAATTGAGGTGGATTAGATGAAAAACTTTTTAACAAAAATGTGGATATGGATGGGAAAAGCAAACTCGGAGAGTAACGGAAGTCCGTCCTCGCAGAGAGCACAAACGACCTATACCGTATTGCTATTTGCAACCGCAATGACATTCGGCTTTATTTTCGTGTTAAGATTTTATCCCAATTACTTGATGGAATATCTCATTATAATATCAAGTGATCTGTTGCTATTTGCCGGCATATCTACGGGTAAAAAAGCAATAGAGGTAAATGGCGAAGTGGAAAAATTAAAAATTACCGGTAAACCGGAAGAGTTGAAATAATGAGAACTCTTGCCATCGTTTGTGATTATATAAAAAGCTTTGAAGGTCTCAAACTGCTGGCCTATTTATGTCCTGCCGGCATTCCCACAATCGGTTATGGCTGTACCCATCCGGATGGACGTATAGTTACCATGGGAATGACTTGCACCAAGGATCAGGCTGAAAAATGGTTTAACGAGGAAGTTGAAAGTAATGAAAAGACATTATCTAAAATGCTGCAGGTTGAAATAAATGATCATCAGATGTCGAGTTGTGTAGATATACTTTACAATATCGGATCCGGAAACTTCCAAAAATCCTCAATCCTTAGTTTTATAAATAAAAAAGATTTTGATAAAGCGGTTGTTTCAATACTACAACATAACAAGGCAAAGGTAAATGGAGTCCTTACAGAACTATCCGGTTTAACCAAAAGAAGAAAATTTGATGCAAGGATTTTCCTCGAGACAGATCCTGCAAAGATATCTCCTTTGCCACATGAAATACCAACGCCTGAAGAGCTGGCAGAGATTGAAGCTGCTGATCTAATAAATATTGATCTTGAAACCTGGGATCAGATTATTGATGATTTTAATAATAATCTTCCACCGGTGCAGGACTTACCAAACAATCTTGGAGGGAATTAACATGGCTGATAAAATGGCTAAATATTTATTGATTGGAATATTCCTGGTAGGAGTACTTGCCGGAGCCGGCGGCTATTCTTTATTCCATAAATGTCCAGAAATTACAAATAAACAAACTGCAGTTAAAGTAGAAGAAAAAACCGATACTTCAACTGCCAAACATGAGCTTGCGGTAATCTCTCCCGCAAAGACCAGGTACACTCCGGTACCTGCTTCAGTCAATCCTCAAGATTCTCCCCAGTCTCCTACTGGGGAGGGTCCTTTAGAGAAGATATCATATTATGATACAACCTCTGCAGATGGATTTGAAGCTCATATAAATTATTATCATAATCAGGATCTCTTCTTAAATCGATTTGTAATTCCGGAGAGGACCATTACAAAAGAAAAGACTATTACTGTAACTGAAACTCAGACAGTAACGATCCGGGAGTTGCCAAAGTGGGAAATTGGAATAGGAATTAAAACCTGGTACCAGGAATCGAAATTTAATTATTATCCATTTGCTTCATTAACGTTTAATCAAAAAGTATTATTCTTTAATACATCCTTAGAATTCCGGGGTAATGCAAATTTTGATAATGGACATGTTTCATTAGCTCCAGAAGTTGAAGGCAAATTAAAAGTAGGCTTATAGAAATGGAAGAATATACAGAAGAAAAAAGAACATCAATAGGTACAAAAAACGTATTAACCTTTGGCCAGGCGGTCCTAACAATAATAGCTTTTATATTCGTTATTGGAGTTACCTGGGGGACAAATGCACTCAGAATTTCCGTCAATGAAGAAGAAATTAAAAGCTTAAAAACTGTAAAAGATGCTGAAACTCTTCAGCTAAACCGCATGGAGCATAACCTACGAAACCTTTGCACTCAACAAAAATTAAATTATGAAGATTTTGGAAAATAGAATCATGAGGAATAAAATGAAAACGCTTTTATTATTAATACCATTATTACTTATAAGTGGTTTAACCCAGGCACAAACCATTAATGGTTTTGATTCAACCTTCGTAAAAATGACTCCTATAGAGAGTCTATCTTCTTCAAAGGCATCTACTGATACTAAATCTGCATCGGGTGCATGGACCGGGAAGAATGTTTTCGTGATCGGCGGTTACATTGACGCTATAGTTAATCTCGCTCCTTACTCAGGCGGCTATGATACAACCATATCAGCTGGTGGAGATTCGGTATCTCCCCCGGTTACAAGTTGGTGGAGTTATAGCATTACTGCAGATGATACAATCTGCTATAGCGAACATCGTGGTTATCCGGCCACTGATAAGAATATTCTTTTACCAGGGCAAATTTGGAACTCAAAGTTAAAACCCCCCACCACAAAATTATATTATAAAATATATGGCACAGGTAATCCGATATTAACAATTAAAATGGAAGGTAATTAAAATGAAAAATATTATAAAAATGTCTTTACTTATAATCTTGCTTATATCAGGTTTTGCAAATGCACAGTTGATGGAAGCAATAGATGCTATTCAAGCTCACTTGGCAAGACTTGATAGCGCCGTATTTGTTCAAGCATCCCCCGGTACAAATCTTGGCCATAACAATTGGTTGATCTATGATAAAAACGGGAACTACCATGAAATGGTAGAAATTCCCGCTTTTAATTGGGACGCGACAAGTGGATTTTCTTCAACATCATTGCATCCTGCCTTTACAGTTAATGGCGTAAGGAAAAGAATCTTTATAGGCAAATATGAGGCATCTTATTTAGGCGGGCATGCAGTAACTCAGGCAAGCGGCTTGGTTGCGCAATCGATAAATTTTGATAATGCAAATGCAACCTGCGACTCTTTGAATAATGGTACAACAATAAACGGATTCCACATGGTAACCAACGCAGAATGGGCGGCCATCTGTTTGGTATCTAAAAACATTATGGGATCAACTGAAGTCAAAGGTAACAATGCCTTTGGCCGGGACTGGTCTGTTGGGACTATTATGGGAATGTGGGAACCGGGAGATTCGGCAAACTTTGTAAATGGCACTTCGCCTGCAAGGTGGTTGGCTGGCTCCGGCGGAGTTACAACTGCGCATGATGGTGCTTATGGTATCAGAGATTTGAATGGTAACGTTTGGGAATGGAATAAAGGCATGAGGCTTAACAACGGGGAGATCAATATCATTCCCAACAATGACGCGGCCAATCCATTAGCGGATGTTTCTTCTTCTTCTTTGTTATGGAAAGCAATATTACAAGACGGTAGTTTAGTTCCCCCTGGTACTGCGCATACATTAAAGGTCAATGCTGCTGGCCAGATTAGTGATACTACAAGTGCAACAAGTAACGCGCATCCTTTTGAATCTTTTACCTGCGATGCAAGTGTCTCATCTTCATGTGCAGGAGTGGCATTATTAAAAACATTAATGTTATACGCAACCGGATCTGTTCTTGACGATTATTTCTGGAGCAATACAGGTATTGAGGCTATTCCGATCCGCGGCGGCAATTGGGGCGATGGTGCCTATGCCGGGCTTCGTGCCCTGCACCTCGGCGATGTACGAGGCGGTGCGGACTACGGCCTCGGCTTCCGGGTCGCTTTTGTTTGGTGATTTTCTGTCCTCTGTTCTTTGGATCTCTGTTCCTAATTTAATTTGGATGGTTTGGCTTGAGTGATCTTTTAATTATTGAAAAGTGTATTGATTGTTTCAAATATCTGCATAATGCCCTGAACTACTTTCCAAAATCGGAAAAGTTTGTTCTGGCCGCAGATATAAGAAATGAGTTCTTTGAAATGCTGTCACTCTTTTTAACCGCGAATAAATCGCGGGACAAAAAGAAATATTTATTCGAAGCTGATATAAAACTTGATCTTTTAAGATTCAAAATTAGAATAGCAAAAGATCTTAAGCTATTGAATCTGAAACAATACGAAATTTTATCCAGGCAACTCACAGAAATCGGCAAGATGCTGGGGGGATGGATAAAAAGTGCATAGGTTATGTCTGCAACAAATACGGTATCCGATCCGCGGCGGCAATTGGAACAATGGTGCCAATGCCGGGCTTCGTGCCCTGAACCTCAACAATGAACGAGGCAATGCGAACAACAACATCGGCTTCCGGGTCGCTCTTATTTATAGCCAGAATTTTAATTTCAAGGAATTAAAACAGAGCAATGAACAAAAGGAGACAATGACCTTGACGATAAATAACCGTCAAAAATATTCGTGCTCTTGCGTGCGGTTAGTAACCGACATACTGGACAATATCGCGCGCGGGACCTTTATTGAAAACATATAACAACCTTTATGAGAAAATATTTGAGTTCAACAATCTGCACAAAGCTTTTCTGAATGCAAAAAGAAACAAGCGGTTCAAGTACGAGGTAATGGAGTTTGCAAGTAATCTGGAAGAAAATCTTATAACGATACAAAATGAACTGATTTATGAGACTTATAAACCATCGCGATATAATGAATTTATTATCAGGGAGCCAAAGGAAAGATTGATTCTGGCTCTTCCATTCAGAGACCGGGTAGTTCACCAGGCAATATGCGCGGTAATAGAGCCGTTATTTGAGAACACTTTTATAAGTGATTCTTATGCATGCAGGAAAGGCAAAGGAACAATAGCCGGAGTGAAACGAGTTGAGAAATTTGTAAAAAAGGAACTGAGAAATGAAGAAGTGTTTTGCTTGAAGATGGATATACAAAAATATTTTTATTCAATTGATCATGCAACCATAAAGAAGTTGCTAAAAAGGAAAATCAGATGCAAGAAAACATTAAATCTTCTAAATGTAATTATCGATTCAACCGACAATCCTGGTATTCCCGTTGGAAATCTAACAAGCCAATTATTTGCGAATATATATCTGAATCAAGTTGATCATTTTATTAAAGAGACCTTAAGAATTAAACACTATGTACGGTACATGGACGACATGATTATTCTAAGTAAAAATAAGAAGCAACTGTGGGTCTGGTTAAGTGAGATTAGAAACTTTCTGAATACAGAATTGAGGTTAACATTAAATAAGAAAACATCTGTTTTTAACATTAAGCGCGGGATTGATTTTCTTGGCTATAGACAATTTCCGCAACATAGAATTTTAGGAAAAAGAGTGATGGTTAAGAACATTAGAAAGTTCAAGAAATTTGTTAAAGTAAATATTGGCATGGATAAAATACAGAAATCGCTTGCGAGTCTGAACGGACTTTGTAAACATTGCAATTCAGAAAAGTTTATGAGAAATATTAAAAATATTTTAGAGGTAGCCGGATGACGATCTTACTATTAATATTTGCGCTGTTTGTCCTCACAATGGGTTATAGAATTAAAATGGATAGGCCTGACTTATGGTAATCTCAATAATTCTTTTAATGCTTGCCGGTATAATATGGGGGTTCATGGACTCAGGGGCATTTTATAACAATCCGCCCTTTATGAATTACTCTAATTATTGGAAATTGAAATATAAGGATGGTGATCCTTCGCAAGGTTATAAGTGGTTTGGATTATCACAGTTCATAGTTTTGGACGGATGGCATATAGGGAAAATACTCGTGATATTATTCTTATGCGCCTCTGGAATGTTCTTCAGTTCAACAAGTTCCTGGTATTTAGATATAGCAATAATGTTCTTCATAGTCCAGATACCCTTTCAAATAATGCTATGGATATTAAGGAAATAA